CGGCATTCTCACCAAGCCCAGCCTCTCCGTTACGGAGGAATGCTCGGTACTGTGCTTGGCAGACTGGAATCCCCCCAGTCATCGAGAGTCCACACTCACCCACTGCGTGGAGCCACTTCTTAGCGGCCGGCCCGTGCGCATAGTCCTTGTTCACGCAGCATGCATCCTTGCTGATCGTGACGAGGGGGTTGCGTACCATGACCCACCCCTCTCCATCGAAGACGGGGTGGGACTGGCAGAACTCAATGTGCTCAAAGGTGTAGCAAGGACTCTCGATCTTCATCTTGAATCCGTACTGGTGGAACCAAGACATGAGGCCCTCGTTGAAGAGCTCCATGTCGCGCCGCTCCATGAATACGACGCAGTCGTCCCCGTTGTTCGCGAGGCGGACCTTGATTCCAACCTGGTGGGCACGGGTCCATACCAAGGCGCACATGATGAGGCAGTTGCCCAGGGCAGTGTTCATGTCACCGCTCATCCTGCTGCCGTGCACCTTGTATTTCAGCACTCCGTCCCCTACTCGCATATGGCACTTGTTATGGATTTGGCCGCGGAGCAACCACTTCAGGCGCGCCCGGTATGCTTTTGGGAAACACTCAGCGTAAACTGAGTGCTCCCAATCGAGCATCTCCGGGCGCACGTGTTGGTCGAATCTCGACGCGTCCAGCCCAATTGCCACGGGGTCTCGGAAGCTTGACCACATGTCCGCCAACTCCTTAGCAACGCCCTCAGCGCTGTAGCCCTTCATCACAGTGGGCCCACCGTACACTTCCGCTATCGCCTTGTAAATGGCGTGCTCTAGCGGACGCAGGTACACCCCCACCTCAACGTTATACCGCGGGTCTCGAGGTTGAATGACCCGCGGAGCCGGATCCGTTTTGGCAGTGAAGTTGATCTTCTCAGCCTTGACGAACGCCTTGCATACCCCGAAGTCGTCCGTGGTGAGCGGACGGGTCTCCAGATCGCGCACTGCCTTAGTGTAAACGTCAAGCCTCCGGCCCTTGTAGTACGCGAGGAAGTCCTCGTGACTTATAGGGCGGTGCGAGCCGACGCCTGCAATCAGACGGTGCTTGAAAAGCTTCAGGGTGGTGCGCGGCACTTCCAGGCATGGTGGCGGGGGCTGTAGCGTCCCCGCGCTGTCTGGAGAAAGAAAGACTCTCTCCACCAACGCCCTTGCTCCGTTGTTGAGCGAGTTGTTATGAACACCAAACATCTGCGTCCCCCCCAACCCGGGGAAAAGGGGATGCAGGCGGCCGCGGAGCAACCCAATCTGTTTGTGGCGGATCCCACAGGTTGTGAAGTAGGGCTTGCAGTCAACCCTCGTCTCCACTCCGCTCACTAAGACTGGGCCACCCTACTTCTGCGCGGCCTGAAACTGCGAGCGGAGGTCGCTAGCCAGCGCCCCCCTCACCATGTGCTCTACCTCCACCTCGAATGGCGTGGGCACCACCGACAGGCGAGTCACCAGAGTCTGGAGGAACACACGATCATGAATTCTCA